ATCAACTATCTTAGTCTCTGCAAGTTGTATTCTGAACTCATAATAACCATTATCTGTTTCTATCCCTTCTAGTTTATCCACTACTGACATAAGCCAGTCCCATGAGATGTGGTATTCCAAATCATCAATATTTCTTCTATAGATTATTTCATTGGGTTTAGCAAATTTATAATCTAGTTGAGATGCATCCTTATAGATTTCTTCCCATCCCATAAATTCCGCAATTAGTTTATTTTCTTTCATAATTTCTAGGTGTTTAGTGTAGTTCTACATACATGGATATATTAAATACCTCATAGTAATCTCCTATATCTCCATGTATGTTGTTATCCTCTCCAACACATATCATCATTCTACCCTCTTCAGCATCCTCACAATAACCGTAAGGCTTATCTGATATGAAAGAATTTACTGCTTGTACATCCTTGTATCCCTGGTGCCACTTGAGGTAGCTTCCATGATAGATAGAGTACTCTATATCTAAAAATTTGTAATATTCTTTTGTGAATGCAGGGTCATCCCCTTCCATTAAGTCGTGCTCATTTAAGATAGCATCTAACTCTGCCTCATCTTTTTTTGGTATTGCTATATGTACCTCGCTTCTGTATCCCATAGTTTCTAAGTTTTTAAGTTATTATTATACTCTTTTCTACAATATTTACCATTTATTTTAATTATAGGATATACTTTTAAATACCTATATAATGTTCTATATGATATTCCTAATAGTTTTGATGCTTCTTGTCTGTGTCCCGCGGACCTGTTTAGTGCTTTACATATAAGTCTGATGTGTTCATCTTTTATTGTCATATAATTTAATTTTAATAAAAAGAGGGGTTGGGACTCGGTAACCCTGTACATAGAACTAAAAAATTTAAAATTTTCTATGCTTGACCCCTCTCTTTAAATTATGCTACCATCACAAGTCTTTCTTGTACGATATTTGCTTTTTCAGCTAACTGTGCCGAACTACTATACTGACCTATTTCTGCTAGTTGTTCTTCTAGCGACTCAGTTTCCCAAGTTTTATAGTCATGCTCAAAATATGGAGTTGTGATTGTTACATCATTAGTTAAATCTACAATACCATATGCATAATACTCACAGCATCTCATTTTCATGTAAGAATAATCTGAAGGTACTGCTACAATATTCATAGGATTTACTAAAGTGGCTAGGAAAACAGTATCACCTCCACCTCCAAATTTCTTGACATATCCAGGAGCACCTACGTGCAGACCACTAGAACATGTATTGTTTGGATTACCATCACAAGAACTTCTAGGCATAGATACAGGAGATCCTAATCGAATCTGTGTACTACCACCATGCCAGTCAGTAAACTCTGGTGCATCTACATCACCTCCTAGATCATTCATGCTATTAAACATTTCATCTAGATTACCCGCAACGTGCTGAGGTGCAATAAAATTACCATTGCTATCTGCTACAACTTCTGTTTTCACAATAGAAAACTTACCGTCAATGTCCATAACTGTGTAGTCTTTAGGATCTTCACCAGAAGCTTTAATTTGTATGTACTCTTTAGGTACCCACATATTTACAGCTTTGTACGTCTTATCAGTTTTCTTAACAGACTTATAGGCAATAAAATAACCTGAGTCTGTAATTGGAAACTCATACTGGTCCATAAAAGAGTACAAATCACGTTTAACGTGCTCTGCAGGATTTAACATCAACAGCTTCCAGAAATTTACTAATGGAGTTATTGGATGTCCTTCATCTAAGAATTGTTTCATCTTATTTAATAGCTTGGTAGGTAGGGGCTCACTGAACCCCTTTAAATACCAGTTACCAAGACTATCTCTAACAAGATCCTGACTATTATAGACTCTAGATACAGGATCAAACTTCTCAATTAACTCTTTGACTAAATTGTCTTTAGGGTTAAGTGCTACTGTTTTTACCTGCTCGTATAAAGTCTGTGCTTCATCTTTTGTAGCTTCTGTTTTGTAAAAACTGCTACCGTTTATTAGTGCAGTAACATCCTTGTTACTTCTAATTGCAAATACTTGATTCATTGAAATAGTTTTTAATTTTAAAATTGTTTTTTGAATAAAATTGAGGAATAATATTTTTGATAATATCTTCCGCTTTGTCGTCTCTAGTTGTATTCTCTGTTAAGAAATATTTCTCTAAGAATACTAACTTGTCTGCTTGTTTCTTAAGAAACTCTAGCATGCCTTCCATGTAATAACCACCTTGCTTACCATAAGCAGTAGCATTAGAATCACTCATTACTATATTGTAATGATTATACAGTATTGTTATATTTTCTATACGTTGCTCCAATCTGTTTTGAGATCTCACATCCGTAATAATGGTTGCAAAATCAGTACGATACTTTCTAGGAATAGGAGATACGTTAGATCCCTCTCCTAATAGAACAGGATACTTTTCTACAAGACCATTTAAATATTCTATGGACTTAGTGCACATAAAATAGTTATATTTCTTTACTAAGAATTCTTTAATAGTAAGAGCACCTATCTGCTTGTACCACTTTAAGTGAGACTTAGCAATTTTATGCACTTGTATTCTAGAAATATTGTAAAGAGGTCCATAAGTATCTCTACCTAATGTGTTCTTGCCTGCATTAAACTTACTGTTATACAAAACAAGACCTAATCGCTTAAGCTGTTCTTCTTCTTCTGAAGATGCGTAGACAATACTAATACCCTGGTTAACTAGTTTAGTTAGATCTTTATAATATGCTTCTGTTTTATAAAATTTAACGTACTCAAGGGTTCTGTCATAGTCGTTGTACCATCGCAGTTGTCTAGCACATACCAAATCTCTAGGAGGTTTAGCTTTAGCTACTGCTTTAACAGAAGGTTTAAACGTATCAGGGACTACAAGATCATCATAGCTTTGTGTATTGTTTATAATATAGCGCAATAACAAAGGCTTTAACTTTTCTAGCATTGCTACTTTACTTTGTTGCAGACTAGTTTTCCATGTATCATCATCTAACAACTCTAAACAAACAAAACTGTTAGTTCCTACTAAAGCTTGCTCTATATACTCATTTTTAATACTACTCAACTTACCTCTCTTTCTAAAGAAAGATGTGATAGGTTTTTTAGTAAAATGATGAGAAGCACTGTTACCATATTTTTTAGTATTACGTTTACCATCAACAACAGAATAACCTTTAAATATAAAATCAATGTCAGAGGGTGTAACAGACATGCCCCACGGAGCAAACTCTGGTCTATCTGAACGATTTAAACAAAAGTCAATGCTAATGCTTTCTTCTTTTGTAACCGGTATAGTAGGAGTTCCTCTATTTTCTTCACATATATCTATGTAACGTTTAAAGTTAGTTTCCTCTTTCCATGATTTATAATAAAGTTCTCTTAGCTCTTCTCTAGCCTCTCTATACTTTTGTTTAATAGCAGCTACAGTTCTATCGTTGTATTCTATAGATTCTCTAGACATAGTGACATCTATATCACCAACATCAAACTTAAGTGCTACTGTGGTTTGTGAGTACGTGTCTAGATAATCAATATCGTCTCCATATCTACTAAGACCTACTTGATCTGCGTCTAGCGGATAGCTTACACCTCCTAAACAAATAGAAAGCCTGAAGTCTGTATAACCAGTACTACCAGTTGCTATCCAGCTGTTACCAGACATAACTTTGTAGTTGTTGTTTATACCCATACCTTTGTAAGAAATGTTATCAAAGAAACGCAGTTGTCTTTTACATTCTGTAATAAACTTATCCTCGTCTCCTGATCTCACAGGTAATATAACTTCTGTACCATTTCTAGTGTCTGTTGTGTTACTAGTCAACAGCTCAATTCTAGGAACTTGCTCACCTCTATGTACTAGGTAGTGGTATGCAATCCCATCGTGTATAGTTTTAACTTCAAAAGCGTCTGTATAAGCTAAAGGACTCTTTGCGCCTATACCAAAACCACCTATTTCGTTGTTAGTACCTCTCTTTGTAGAAGAAAAGTATTTAGAATAAATGTTTTTGATTCTATCTGGACTTAGACCTACACCTACATCTTTAAAACAGATTTTACCTGATTTACCTGTAAGCGGGTCCGCTTTTGATAATAATATAACTACATCATCTTTAATTTCTGCCTCTCTGTGTGAATCGAAACAGTTTGAGGTCACTTCTCTTACGATTGACCCTATCTTATTAGAATATAAAGTATCAGAGAAACCCCTGAATAGTATTCCAATATTACTACTGTCTATACCAAAGTCTATAGACTCAGATATAGTGCCGACATGTTGAATGTCAGAGTTACTAACTAATTTCATACTTTATTGTTTTATTTGAATCTCATTGTTTTACTGTCTATTGAAATAAACTCCTGTCCACAACTCTTACATGCACCTTCTTTCTTAGCGTAGTTCATTTCTACTTGTCCTTTAAAACAGTTAGGACATGGAATTACTGGACTTTGATCGCTACAAAATAGAGGCTCCTCTATTGGTGGTCGATTTATGTGCTCTTGTTCCCAGTCTATGTTATTGAGATAATATTCTTTCATTCTTCCCATGATTATTGATTTAATTTGATTTCTATCTTTTTATCTATTGGCGTGTCAGGGTCCGGTATATCTATTTCTAATGTCACTGCTGCCCAGTTACGCACGTTTTCTAAATATGTGACAAATTCGTCTGTAGATAATTCTCTAGTTGATCTTGCTACAGTACCAATTACTACACCTGTATCTCGTACAATCCAATCGTCTCTTAAAAAGTTTTCTCTAAGAAAATTATGTACATCATCTCTAGTTATAGGACTGCTTACATTGTCTTGTTGAATATCTGTACGTGTATAGCCTAACTCTTTAAATCTTTCTTTAATGAGATAAACTATAACTCCCCAGTAATATCTGTTTTGTGGATTACTCCGTGTCTTGGTTTTTCTTATCGTAATTTCTACATCTTTCTCGTGTAGTTTATTAAGATCATCATTAACCATAATAGGATCATCAGGAACGATTCGTCCGTTACTGACTTTCCCCGTAAAGTGTATCATAGAATTTATGTTTTAAAATTTCATCACGGGTCTCTGTTGATATATGAAATACCAGTTTTCTTTCTTCTTCCGTGTCTACAGGAAAGAATCTAGGAGCACCCGCTTTAGTTATATATTTGATATCATCATCAGGTAGTATACCTAATTTGACTACTAGATCTTGAAAACACTTACCATATAACCACTGATTATCTAAATCCCAATTAGCTTGTCTGACTGTGTCATAAAAGTCAAGAGATATAGATACAGGTAGTTTTTTGATAGGTTTTACATTTTTGACATAAGGTAAGTAACTATCTTTTACAGCATTTACTATCTTACTCCTCATGTGTGGACTCATACGAGCATTATAAAGCTGCTGACCATTGATTGTTAGGTATTTTGCTGTTCCTATAGTCCTTGGGTTAGCCACTACGTGGTTACCTTCACTATCTATCATTCTACCTTTCTTGTCAAATCCGTTGTTAGCATACTTTTTAGGGATTTTACCTCCTTCTTTGTAATATTTAATCCTACGTGATTTAGATACCATCACTTTTTTGATAAACTGTGGTATCTCTATTGATGTTGTCATACTTTTATTTTTTTAATTTATCCCAAAGTTTACTATACCTTTCTTTAGCCTTTTCTAAATCTATTGATTTGTTTAAACCTTTATCAATTCGTATGTCGAACCAATTATCATGTTTAAATAAGAATCCTTTTGATTTGTATTTAGGTGCCATATTAAATATATTTTATTTTAAGATTAGTACTCTTCATCTTTCCAGTCTTCAGGAAATAGTTTTTTAGCTATTGCTTTACCAACTATCATTACTACTGCGGCTATAGTTAGCCAACCGATTGCTTCAATCATATTTGTTCTATATGTGCATAAGTTTCCTTACACTGGTTTATAATTTTTAATGCTTCTGTTGTTCCGTTGATCTCAATGTAATCTGATATGTCTTTAGCTCCATAATCTTTAGTACCAAACCTACCGTCAGTTAAGAATAGAGGCTGTACATTATATCTCTTTAATAGAGTATTAGCCATCTTAACACCGGTTAAGTCAAAATCCATAAAAGAAAATATGTTTGTAAAGCGTCTAGAGATCTGTGTCATGATACTATCATTTGGTATTACTGCTTCAGAAGCAGGAGCGGCTGCAACAATTCCTAATTGTCTTAGCGCCATAACATCTTTCATAGACTTTGTAATCACAATATGATCACCATATTCTGGTAATTGTTCTAGACCCTGCCAGCTGGTGTAATTAGATAACCATCTAAATGCATTACGCTGAGGCATATAAATTTTATACTGTCCTGGACCAAATCTATAAGCATATGCTAAATCATTTTTACGTCTTGTGTATACTACCTTTGTGTTGTAAAATACTATTTCACAGGGGTATACATTATAAAGGGTTAATACAGCTTTGTTAATTCCATACTTAGACCAGAAATCTCTATCGTATTGATCCCAAGGTCTAATTTTGATTTCTATCTTAGACTCTTTTGGTTCTAGTTTTGCTGGTTCGTATTCTCTTTTAACTACTGTTGCGTTGACACTGCCGTTTGTTAGACCAAAGTCTACAGCACATTTCTCAAGAGCTTTAGCGTAGGTAATACCATACTTATATTGTATGATCTTAATCCAATCGCCTGAAAACCCTTGCGCCCAATCTTTAAAGTAAATAGTCCCATTGATCATTTTAAATGAACAAGAAGGATTATTATCTTTACGTAATGGGGATTTTACTTTTGCATTAACGTCAACTTTAATCCCTAAATAATATTCTAATATCTGAGTTTGATCTAGTCTTGCTAGAATATACTCTTTAGTTATTACTGGGTTTAAATTATACATTTACTATGGTTTAGAGACAAAAAAGGAGGCACGTAGCCTCCTCTATAATGTCTAGTTGAATGAATTACCAAGTATCTCCTGCAGTAGAAGTACTAGTATTTGAACTAATCTCTGCTTCGTTTGTTGGTTGAGCAGGTGTAATGTTATCTCTGTACCCTACAACAAGCTGTTGCGGAGAGTCTTGAGGTAAACAAAACGGTTGTACAGGACGAGAAGGAAACTGTAAATATTTACCTTGCTTGTCATATACACACTTGATTTTAAACTTGTGTCCCTCATAAGAGTTACCAACTAACTCTATGATATTTTTACCAAGGTTTAGCCATGTCGATCCACTAATTGTTACACGTTCTTTAGGAATGAATGCAGATAAAATGTGGTGTAATACCTCACCTGTGTTCCTAATTAAGTCAGCATGTAACTGCTCAGGTGTAGAAGACCAGCTTCTTCCTGCCGCAGCTGCATTCTTAGAAGACTCTTGTAGTCTTTCTAAACTTGTAACTTCCATTTGTGTATGTGTAAATTTAGCTCCTTCTTCATCTTGGAAGTAGAATCTAACAACGTTACCACCTGTTCCGTCTTGTCTAAGAGTGTCAAAAGTGACATCTACTAGTTGAACGTTCTCGTTGATACCCGGGCTCATTAGTTTATAACTAGGAGCGCTTGTTTGTGTTTCTTGTAATTGATACATAATTGCTTTTTAAAAATTAAAATTTTGTTTTATTGTTATATTGACTACTAATATACAAAATAAACAGCAGAATCTTCTGTTATTTTATACTTGTTTTATATATTTTCTTCCAATCGAAGGGTAAAATCTTACCTGCTAGATGAGGTAAACGTGTACCTGCTTCTATTTCGTTGGAAGCTTCAAAAGAAATGCTCAACACATTTTCTTCGTTTCTATATACAAAACCAATTGCATCTGACTTAGCCATGACATAATTCTTAAGTTTACCTGAAAGATCTAAACTGCTTACGTTAACTTCTACTGAGTCCGTTCCTATGATTGTCTTCTTTCTATGCCCTACAAGAATGATATGTTCACTACAAGTTAATAGGGCGTCAATTAAACCCATAACTCTTGTACGCACTTGATTGTAACCATCACCAAAAGGAAGTTTAGCAAAAGAATCTAAATTGTTTTCTCTTGCAATATCTTTCTCTATCCATGATACTACATTGTCAATTGTGTCAAGCGCAATATATTTATATCTATTAGGCTCTGCTTTAAGTGCACCTACTAGTTTTTTTAAATCTGATGTTGATGTTACCTCTACTTTTAAAGCGTCAAGGTATTTACTACCTCGTTCGGTATCTATAATTAGACACCCTTCGAGTTTTGACAACATTGTTGTCTTACCTGCCTTTGATTGACCAAATATAGTCAAGAGGCTAGGGTTAATTGTTTTTGATTTTACTACTGTTTTTGGTAATTCCATATAATTAATTTTAAAATAAAGTTGAACTGTAATCTTCAAACCTACCGTGTGATAGATTATTCTTAAGGCGTACTAGACCTGCTGTACCTGTTCTGTTCTTCAAACAGTGTAAGGCAACAAGATCAGTGGTAGGAAATCTCTTCTTACCATAGTGCTCTATGTTTAATAATATCGGCTGGTGTAATACCATCACTACATCAGCTGCGTGATAAATTTGTTTTGAACCATGTATATCTGTCTTAGTTGGATAATGCAATGAAGGGTTAGTTGGATCTCTCCGCTCCTTACTCTCCATCTTGTCATTCATCTGACCAATAAGAATGTTACATGTTTGAAATTCTTTTCTTACCTGGATAAACATTTTACCCAACTCAGCAAGAGATTGTATTTCGTTTTCACCGGGGTTAGGGTTAACTAACAAGGTGTGGTCTAATGAGATAACAACCTTAGAGTCTTTAAACTCTTTGCAAAAATCATTGATAGTTGCATAGATTCTATCCCTATTAGAAGGGGTTTCTACATAATAAACGTTTTCATTTTTCATCCTGGAGTACTCATTTCTAAGTTCTTCAAGTTCTTGTTCTGTCAAAGGATTGTCGGATGAAACTAATTTGCGATAGTCTACTTTACCTAGTTGACTCATCTTACGAATCATCTCGTCCTTTGCATGCATCTCGAAGGAAAAATGTAAAACCTTCACATCTTGATTACCTAAATAATTAGATGTAAAGTCAGTGTGCAACATGTTGGTAAAGAATGATTTACCATGACCTGATGCTCCTGCAATGAAATAGGTTTGACCGAAATGAAAACCCCCGAGTAGCATAGTGTTTACTTTCTGCCAGCGTGTAGCTAAGAAGGGACGCTGACCTGTTGCTCCTTCGTAGAGAAACTTGTCGGCTTCTTTAATAGCTTGTTCTGCTGTCTTTATTTGTAAACTAGTAAACTTTGTCGTTTGGAGATTCAAATCCATCTATATCTGTTTTCATTAATTGTTCTACTGTTTTCCATTGTTCTGTTTCTATCCACTTTTCCATGCCCATGTGTATTTGAGCATTGTTCTTTGCCCATTCTAAACATTCCATTACTTTAGTATGCAAAGCACGTTTAGGTGCAATGTTTTTCTTGTAAAAAGTTCTGGTTTTCATTGTAGCATTTCTACCAGGTAATTTCTTACCATTAATGTAGATCTGTAGTGGATAAGCCTCAAAGAATTCGTCATATGCTGTAGATATATCAGTGTTGTATAGTTCTTTTATGAACTTGTTAGTAACACGATAATTATCCGCCCAAGAAGTATTGCTACTTCCCTCGTTAATTAAATACCCACGATCAGCTAAGTCTTCTAAATCTTTCAATTCAAAACCACCATTCTCATGTACGTACTTATACAAGGATGCATAGTCGTTTTCATAAATAATATATAAGAATAGAAATTGTGTAGGACTTATATTGTGTTTGCACAAATAGTCTACGTATTGCTTCGGAGTGTTTAATAACATACTATATTACGTTTAAATATTCTAGAGAAGCTTGACTCAAAGCCTCTTTGATTTCTTTAACTGAATTAACGTGAGTCGCATTAATCGTTTTCTTCTGACGCTGTCGTAACCACTTCTCGTCCTGTGTATCTGCTATGTACAAGTTTATCATTAAACCAGTCTTACCTGGTGCCCAACGAATAGCTCTACCTGTACGCTGAAGATCTTGTCTTGATGTAGATGTACCACTGCATACTATTGCCATGGATACTCCTTGTATGTCAAAACCTTCGTCTAAGGCTCGAGCTGTTGATATTACCTTGATGTCGCTTCTTGGATCCTTGAAATTCTCTATTGCCATTTGTTTAGCATAGGGTTTCATCTTAGAATGATAAGAAACTGCCCAGGGTTGCAACGTTTTTGTAAGCTCGTTAGCAAATTTTACGGTCTCTGAAAATGTGATCGTAGGGACATCAAAGGTATCAATTAATTCCTTCGCAGCCAAAAACTTAGAAGGGTGATTGTACAAAAATGTCTTACGATTACGCATATTTTTAGACCACTGAACTGCAGCTGTCATGATACCATTTACATCATACCCTGTCTTAGCCGCATAGTGATCTCTATATTCTTGAGACTTTAAACATTTCATAGCAGCTTGGAAATTAAAATCAAACCACTTGAAATACTTATTAAATCCGTCGTGTAGTTTTTCGTATGCATACCTGTCTTTGTCATTAAGCTCTAGAGCTAGATTATATACCTTGAAATTAGATACATACCCCATATCAAGCGCTTCTTTCATACTGATCGTGTCTATAACAGGACAGTATTGTTCTATAATATAATGCTTCTTGTCACTACGCTCTAACGTAGCTGTAAGCCCTAGTATGTAATGATAGTGAACGTTAGAAAATATAGTCTTGAACACATCAGAGGCATAATTATGCACCTCGTCAAGAACTAGCAGATCTACAGAGCTCATACCTTTAACACCGGTATTGATTACTTGGATCTTTACGTTCTTTAGTTCAAGGTTTGTAATTACCTCTTTCCACTGTTCAAATAAGTATCTGGTTGGAACTACAACTAGTGTTGTATTATCAGGCAACTTCTTGTTCATGTCTTGTATAATAAGACACGCTACATAGGTCTTCCCAAAGCCTGTTACGGCTTCGAGAGTTCCTTTGTAACCTGACTGCTTCCAAACGTCAACTACACGTCTTTGACGTGCAAGTTTCTTTACGTCTATTTTCATAGGTTTATATAGTTTTTAAAATAATCATGCACCTTGTGGTAATCCTTGAATTCGTTCAATGGATGTGAACGTTTCAAAGCCTCAGTTACATTATTATATAGGTTCCATGAGTTAAAAGAGTCTGTATCCTCTTGCATAGCAAAATGCACAGAGTCAGAGATTTCATTCTTAACTACGGATGCTTGCGTAGGTGTTAGTATACTATCACGTACGTAAAGCTCTCCAAGAATGTGAGACACCTCTGTCATACCATCTAATCGATGCTCTTTTAAATCATTTATATCTTTGTTAATCTCTCCAAAGGTCTTTCTCAATGACCCTAGAGTGACATGTATCATCTGATCTAAGTGATCCATCACTTTAGAACGATGCACTTTAGCTGCAATAGCCTCTCCTGATATCATACCATTCATACAAATCATTACTCTAGCACCACATGCAATTCCTACACGTCGTGTCTTGTTGTATGAGTTTATGATACCTATCATAGGCTTGACAGGTAAATTACTCTTAGTTGCAAGAGTATAATATGCAATAACAACATCGTTGTTCATCGCACCTCTATAACTAATATCGTCTACAGTCCAATTGTTACGAGCTATCTCTGATTCGACGCGCTCAAACAGTGTTTCGTGTGCTACAGGACCGTAAGTATTTGTAGCTGATGGTACCGGCTGTGCTAGTACTGCATCTCTTGTTGTTTTAAATCCATTCATAATTACCAAATTTCAAATCCGCCTGATTGATAGCAGAAGTCAGCAAATTCTTTTATATTATTTTCACTAAAAGGATAACTACCAGCCCAAGCTTTACGAGCCCATAAATCATCCCATTCTTTTTTGTAAGGGGCAGGATAGTCTTTAGGTGCTATTCCCTCATTACCTGTAACTTCTACAACTCTTACATGTACTTTTTTACGTTGTTTTTCTAGCTCTTCATTGTGTTCTTGTGCTAGATTAAACTCTAACATATGAATATCCTCATACTTTTTAGTATGTCCTGAATCTATCAGCTTATGTAATGCTAACGAAAGCTCAATAGATTCCTCCTCACTTATTGTTGCACCGCTGTTACTTGATCCTTCTTCCATTTGTGTGTCACTAAGAACCTCTGTATGGTTATCTATGTAGTCCCATAAAGGACGCCACCACCATACATTGTTTCTAAAGTAATGTCCTGGTACGTTCTTTTCATAATTTTCTAATGCAGCGAAGAACTCTTCTTTTTCTTCATCTGTTGGTTTTGCTGACCAGTTTATCTCTGGCTTTACTAGGTTCTTTGGATTGTGTGGTTTTAATCCGTATACGTCAAATCCCATATTTATATTTTTAAAGGTTATTTATTTATTATTTCTACTTCAGACCATGCAGCTATATGTACAACCTGTCCTGCATCTGTAGTACAGTAAGAATACATTCCATCAATATGACTAAAATTTAATTCTTGTTCAACTTTAATTTCCGGAGCTCCAGGTGGAACTTTAGTATTACTAATAACTCTTATCCTTGAGTTTCTAGGTACTTCATGTAATTTCATGATCTATATTGTTTTAAGTATTATATTTTTAATCTGAGCTTGTTATTTTTCCCATGCGTTTGATATGTTAGTGTCACTCTTTAACAATCCATTGTCTATAATATGTAATGCTGCTTCTTCCATAGTCTTTTTCAAGATATCAGACCACTGTTCAGCAAACTCAACGTGAGCTACTGTGTCAATCTGATCATGTACAGTCATTACTAATTTGACAGGATAATTATTTTGTGCTATTACATCTCTTACTTTAATGAGTGCAAGCTTAGTCATATCGGCACCTGTACCTTGAATAGGTGTGTTCTTAGATGCACGTTCGATAGATCCTAGAATAGAGAAATCTCTTTTGTTTTTCCCCCATTCCTCAAACCATCGTATCCTTTGGTAAGGCTTAAAGGTTCTTATGTAACCATTGTCTTTACCAAAGTTACCCAGTCTGGTAAGGAACTTCTTAATAGATGGAAACACTGTAAAGTATTTGTCTATCATTTCCTTAGCCTCTTCGGTTGTAATCTGCAGAGTATCAGCAAGTTTAAACTCTGACATGCCGTAAGCAAGACCAAAGTTAATAGCTTTCACAGCTGTACGTAGTCTTTTACGTTCCTTGTCATCACCCTCTGCATCACGCCACACTCGACCAAATATTAAGTCAGCACATATGGAATGTAAATCCTTTCCTTCTTTAAGAGCATCAAGCCAGACAGGATCTTGTGATCCATAGGCAATGATACATAGCTCTTGCGAAGCAAAATCGGATGATACAAACACCCACTGCTTATGTCCAGTTGTAAACGCATTTCTATACGAGTTGGAGGCAGGTATCTGTTGCATGTTAGGCTTAGACGAACTAACTCGACCTGTATTAAGAATCTGTCTGAAGTTGGTGTGGATTCGTCCATCGTTATGTAAATACTTATAGAAGTCAGGACCATAGGCATTGTAAAGCTTTGCTTTCTCTTTATATTTAATATACTTACCAATGATAGGATGATCATCCGTATGCATTAGCAATAATTTACCATTTACACTCTCTAACAAAGGCACTACAGTTTGAAATAACTTCAACACTTGTGATGGTGAAGACCATAGTATATCTGTTTTACGTAGCTCTTCAACTGGTGTAAACATATCCATCTGTAAATAAGGTAGCTTATGCTTTTCAAACAACGGATCATATTCAATATACATATCAAGTTCTTCTACAGCGTTGTCAAGATCTATCTTAACTTTCTTGTAGTTTTTTTCCCACTTGTCTTTATCTAAATGTATACCGTTGAATTCGATGTCTGCAAAGGCTAATGCTACTTCATTCTCCAGTTTAATAACTTCATTAAGCTCTAAATCATCAACAGTCTGTAGTTGTAGTTCTCTAAGCTTGATTAGATTGGCAGTATCCTCGATACCATAAAATAACTGTGCTTTACTAAACTTACCCTTGTGTCCAATAAATGAAGAACGTGTGTTCTTATCCATAAATATGTCTAAATACCTCTCTAAGAGCGCTTGTAACGAATTCTTAAGAGATGTCTTCCCACAATTAATGACTTGTTCTACAAGCATAGTATCATATGTATTCTGACATGTAATACCTGCTTGTCTTAAGAACTTGTAGTCAAACTTGACGTTGTGTGCTATTTTAATTACATGTCTAGACTCGAACAGTCCTTTGATTGGTGTAATGTCAACAGTTTGTGCGTCAATTAAATAGTTGTGATCCTTAGACGATATTTGAACAAGCAACAACTCTTCACTATCGAACCTCAAACCTGTAGTTTCTGTATCGAAACCTACAATGGCTTGCTGTTTTAGATGCGGTATAACATCGTCAAGTGTAGTAGAGACTAATCCTGAATACACTTCTTGTTGAGGGTTGTTGCTTATCAAATAATTCATAGTTAATTAATTAAATTTTTAACTCTTATTGCTTGTTTTATAAACCAGTTAGGTTTACGTCCTACATCAGGATCGTTGAGTAGCTCATTTACCATTCTACAAATAGTTGTTGTGGTTCTAATCTTACCCGTGATGGCATACATTGCGCTTTGTAATTCTAATACACTAAAACGTACGTTTTCTTTTACCATTGTATCAACAAACTTGTAAGCAAAGGTGTACTCTGCTTTAGTTATTGGTCCTTTTGTAAAATTTGTTCTTGGTCTACCTGACCGCTTGGTGTTGGTTATAAATAATTTAGACATATTATATTTCTTTATTAGATTCAGTTTATTTTAACTTTGATTCAAAGAATTTGATGTTAAAGAGTAGACTCTTGTTAATTCTTCTCAGTCTTATTATGTACCAGCACATCACAATGAAAAT